TTAAGACTTGGCTTGATAGTAAAATCAAAATAAGTAGCACCTGCGGATAAATCTTTCCATGCTTGATATACGCTTTTAAGTTCAAAATCAAAGAAAGCGCGGGTAATAGAACTGCCACCAGAAACTGTGCTTGGGTTAGATGATGCCCAAGTTACCCCAATGTTTCCATGAGGGGTTTTAGCATTTGCGCCAAGCAGTAAGTCTTTAAGAACAACAATGGCATCCACGCTTAGATAATTTAAACCAGGTGAGCCAGTACCGTTAATGTTGGTTGTGTAATAGCTTGAAGTAGTAAAGCCTGTAATAAGGCGATGGTCATAATATGACAGCATCTCTTTGGCTGTAATTTTTATGCTTTGAGTTGATGAATCCCAATCGCGGTTCCAAATAATGCCTGACCAAACAGGGTTATTCCCACGAAATACATAAAGAGCTACTTTGCCAGGTGTTAAGCCTTCATCTACATTGAGTGCTTGAGCATCAAGACCTGATAGCAATAACTCGCCTGTAAATGTGCCAACACTAGAAAGTTGTTGTGTGAAATTGACCCGCGTAAATGGGTACTCCCCAATTATAGGATTAGGCGTTGAACCTGATTGATATAATTGAGTTGTAACATAACGATAATCACCACTCATACATACGCATTTCTGTAAGTGATACTCATGCTGCCAAGTGTACTAGTCCAATAAGAAGTGGTGTTGGCTGGAATAGTAAGCCAGTTGGTTAAGCTATTGAGCGTATTGCGAGCAGGAGAACCATTTTGAGTAACAGTACGAGCAAGTAAGTCTATATTAAGGGCATAAGAAGTATTGACATTGCTGAAATTCATAACATTTCCAGCAGTATCTTGAATATATCCATTAGCCGAAGGTGTGGCAATAGTAATTGCCGGACAAGTAGTTGCCCAACCAGCATTGGTTAGCGATACGGAAGATGAGCCAGTAGCCGTAATTGCCGTTTCATCATAGTAGCGTGGGTCAGGAAAATGAAATTCTGCTTTTGCCGTAATGTATCCATAGGTAAATTCAGGGTCAACCATTGCGCTGACAGAACGAACACGCCCCCACATTCTTTGCTGACCTGTAGCGGCGGTTAGCTGAAACTGAAATAACCCAAGAACGCTACTTGCTTGTGTTGAGGCAAATGGGTCGGGGTAGTATCCAAGAACTTGAGGGGCTAGATTTTTTTGTAACTGCTGATAGTAATACTGTGCGCTATAAGAGCCATCGCCAACAATAATAAAATCAAAAGTAACATTACGGGAGTCGTAAAAATCTCTACCGCTCCATCCGCCATCAATATATCCACGGTTATCATCTTGAACACGAATAGATGAGGTAGCCATCAAGCCATCAATTTGTTCAACTACATACGGAGTACCCGCGCCAAAAGTAAAACCATTAAAAGAAAACTGATAGGTGCTTAGTGTCATTTAGTTTTACCCGCCGTTAATGTGCTTCCGTGTGTTGCGTGAGTAGCCGTAGCCTTAGCAATTACCTTACTATCTAGCATAACGCTTGTATGAGTAGTGACAGGAGTTCCACCCGCTTTTTGCTTTTTTAATTGAGCAACTGAAGGTTTTTTAGCTTTTGCTGCTGAACTAACCAAAGGCGCAGGGCCAAGACCCGCAAGGTTAGGGCTACCCGCAGCAGAGTTTTCTGTATTTTGATATTCGTAAGCAAACATATTCTGTTTTGGTTGGTTTGCGTTATAGGCTGCTAATTCTTTTTGATACTGCGCCATAGCAGCACCACCAGCTTTACCACCTATTACTGGTTTTTGTGGTGGGCCTTTATCTGTTCCTGCTTTGTAGAATTCATATCCAACCCCTGCTCCAATAGCAACCATAGCCGTAATAGGGTTTCGTATTAAAGATGTTACTGGCCCCATTTTTGCTCCGCTTGCAGCGCCTTCTGCTGCTGCCGCTTCTCCTGCGGCTACTGCAACACCTCGCCAGCCAAGAACAAGTTTTCCCATTGCTGCGAGCATTGCATCAATTTTTGGAGCAGCCCAAATAACAGCCAAAGCAGTAGTAAAGGCAACAACAATAGGCTTATTATCGCTAAACCATTTGCCTAATTTTTTCAAAGCGTTTAATCCAGGGCCATCAATCCAAGCAAGTATTTTATTAAATGCTGGAAGTAACTGAGTTCCTAAATCTTCGGTAAGTGCCTTAAACCTTGCTTGTAAAATAGCAAGTTGTCCTTGACTTGTTTGAGCAAACGCATTTGCCGCCCCATGAGTTCTTGTTTCAATAAGCGCCATAATTTGAGCAAATGAAGCACCTTTAGGAATAGTTTTGTTAATAGCCAAACCTAAATCGGCAAGACCGCGAGCTTGTCCAAGAGCAGCACGAGAAACCAATTTAGATGATTCTGCTAAAGATATATGTTTATATCGAGCAAGGTCAGCAGCAGCACCAAGCGCATTAAGCGACATTTGAGGGCTGCGTGTAGCCGTAATCATTGTGCCTAACGCCTCATAAGTGTCTTGGGTTGTAAAGCCAAGTTTTGTCATTGCTTCGGCGTGTTTGTCAATAACAGGCTTAGCAACAGCAAAACTTACACCGCTATTTTTAACGGCAACTTGAAGTCTAGTTTGTGAGGTTTGTAAATCCATTGCCGATTTGATGCTTTCATAAGCAACCAAACCAAAAACGCTACCTAAGCCAAGAAGAGCAGTACCAGCAAGTCTAGATGATTTCTCCATAGTAGCCATAGAAGTTCCAGCCATTTTAGCCTTGACTGCAACTTTATCCATTTCGGCATTGACTCTATGAAGTTCGGCAATAGCCTCTTGTGCGCGAACAATAAATTCAACTCTGACAGGCGTTAATTCCATTATATTCCCATCATATTCTTGGCAATAATCTCTTCCATTATTCCTGATTTCTTAAACTTTTTCCAAGCCGGCAACATGTAAGGAAAGCCTTTCATAGCACTTGTTCCACGCCATGAAGGAGGAGCGGCATCTCCACCTTCTTCAACTGCGCGAGCGTAAATCATTGTTGGGCCAACTACGGCGCGATAAGTAGCAAAGCCTTCGCGGTACTTAAAAGATTTGATAGAACGGCGAAGGTTACCTGTACGGTTCTTAGGTGGCTTACCTGCTTGAGCCTTTTCACCAGGCTCACGCTTGCCTTTGATTTCCTCTTTAGCCATTTGCGTAAGGGCAGCAGCAAGCTCATTAGTGGCATTGCGAGCGCCAACATCCATTGTGTCAATAAGCCCGCGCATTTCACGATTAAAGATTCCGATATTAGTCTTGATTGGCAACTTCTATCTCCTCTACTGTTCGGTGAATTGCAAGCATCCATGACACTAAATAAGTTGGTTGCTCATCCGTTTCTAGTGGAGTCCAACCAAACTTTTTAGCGCACTCATAATAAAACCACTCATCATTTGGGTAGTCATAATTCTCATTTATATCCGCGCCTTCTAACAGCCCTTTTAGGCGTTGGAGTTTGCGGTATCCGCTTTTGGGTCTGCTTCACTTTCTAGCGTTTTGTTAAGGCTAGGAAATAGAGCTTCCTGTGCTTCACTAGCGGCTTCAATAAGGGTGTCGTAATCTGCTAGTGATAACTCACCAAGAGATTCAATGCGAACTGAAGGTGGGATAAGGTCAAATGACCATTCCTTGACCAAGCAAGAGATAATGCCATCTGTCAATGCCATAACCTGAGCAATGCCTTCTAAGCCATCTGCCCCTGCAAAAATCTTTTTACGGTCTTTTACTTTTAACCCTTTTGGGTCATGCAATGTAGCTGTGTGACCACTTGGGAGCGTTACTATCTTTTCTGACATGGGTTTCCTTCCATCTGTGCCTTCGATTAGTTTAAGGTTGTGTGAGGGAGCGGGAAGGCGGCGCTCACCCCACACAACATATTTTTCAGGTTACTGGTATGTACCTGAAGGCTTTGCGTTTTGTAGGGTGAACTTGACAGGAGAGTAGCCAGCCGTTGTTCCTACATCTGTTGTGTTACCAAGTGAATTAAATTCAACGGTAACTTCTACATAGTCCTTATCGCGAACGACTACACCTGTTGTGTATGCGCTCTTGGTAGCAGTCAAAGAAACCTGCGTAGCAGTAGCGCCTGTTCCTGTTGACCAGTTAAAAGTCAAAGCAGGTTGAGTGTTTGATAGGAAGTTTGTAAGTTGAGTATCGTTTTCCATAACAAAGGTAATCTTGCCTGTTACTTCTAAAGCACCAACAAATACTGAATAAGGCGCTTGGGTATTGGCAATACCAAAAATAGGTTCAACCTTGCGTGTAAGTTTTACTGAACCTGTTGTTGAGTTGGAAATTGATGTTCCACCAACTGTTACTGCTCCTGTCCATACCTGAGTAGGCAAGACTGTTGAAAATGATGGAGCCGGTGCGGTTGTTGTTGCTGAAGGATAACCTGTTACCTTAGCGGTGTATTCGAGCATACCGTCAGCGTTAAATGTCAATTCAAAGTCATGTACCTGACATCCTGGGAATTGACGAATGTTTGCTGAGTAGTAATCGGTGATGGTCAAAGCCTTTGGCTGAGCATCTCCTGAAGCACCTACAGAGTTTTTAAGAGCAATAGCGTGTGTATAAGGAGCTGTTGAACCTGTTGTGGTTACATCACCCAAAACACCTGCAAGCCAATATCCGATTGTGTCGGCAAATACAGGCCCACCAAAATCAATTTCAGTATGACGGCGGCCTTGAACATAGTTGTAGTTTTCAACCATGCTGCCACGAATACCCTTATCAAGTAACTCGTTAATCATTTCAACAGGCTTAAAACTGTTAAGCGTAATTGGAACAAAGTCAGTAGCGGTTACTGCTGTTCCCTT